TTGATATCAAGGCTCTTGGTGAGATGGATAACTCTGATGGTTCATATGAATCCTGTAACAGAGTCTATGATGCAGAAGGTCTTTCTCCAACAATACCAACTGCAAGCGGAGGAGGTCATATTCCGAAGGTGCTTGATGTGGTCAAAGCGAAAGCCACAGACCTCAAGGATTGGGTGTGGGACATCAATGGGACTAAATACCTGATCAGAGCAAGAAAACTGACTCCAAGGGAATGCATCCGGCTGATGGACTTTGATGATTCTGATGCTGATGCAATCCTTGCTGTCAACAGCAATACACAGGCTTATAAACAGGCTAGGAACAGCATCTGTGTTGGAGTCCTGTGCCATGCATACAAGTTATTTTTTACAGAGGAAAACGAAGAATGATAACAAGAAAGCAAATCAATTCCGAGGCTGTGCAGTTTTACGGAATTGAAAATCAAGTCAGGCAGCTGGCAGAAGAACAAGCTGAACTGTATATCGAACTAAACAAGATGCTACGAAGCCGAGAAGATGCATCAATAACCGCAATCTGCGAAGAAATTGCAGATGTGAGAATCGTCCTCGACCAGATCACAGAGTTCCTTGGATTAGAGGAGTTCGCAGAAACGATGATGCAGACTAAATATCTGCGCCTCGCCAATAGGCTTGGTTTCGAGGAGGAGGTGATTAAGTGATACCGATTACTGTTGACGAGATTCCGGTTTCTTTCAAGCTGAGCGAAACAACGATTGCACGAATCGCAGAGATTAACGAATTCATCAATTCCGGAGCAGAGGCAGCGAAGGTTCAGCGGTTCAGCCTCCGAGTGAATTCGGATGTTGATGGATATAAGATGGCAATCAGAAAGCTGAATTTGAAAGGTTACGTCATTTGTTTTTCCAGGCACAACGAAGTTTTCGTTCAGAAGAAAATCTGAACTAATAGGAGGATGGAAAATGAGCAGAAGAAAGCAATTCGGAGTGTTGCTCCTTTTAATAATTATCCTTTCAGGCATCGTCAAACTTCGCATATGGGATGAGCAGAGAAGGCAGATGGTTGCAGAGATTGAATCGGTTGTTGAATCCGAGCAGACCTTTGAAGGAATTAATAGAGTTGACCTTCTCCGAGCAACTTATTCGGACGATTGGCAACCGCAATATCCTAAACACACTCAAATCGGTTATCCGGAAGTTATTGCCCACCTCAACAAAATTCAAGAGCAATACAAGGCTGAATCTCAAAGGATTCAACTTGAGAAATGGAGAAACAAATGAGCATTCCGGTTTCGCCTTGCACAAACTGCGCAGATAAGGTCATCGGTTGCCATAGCAGCTGCGAGAGATATAGCGAGTGGGCAGCTATGAGAAGAGATGCTGCGAAGTGGCTCGATGATTTCAACACAAAGCGAGATGATAAAATGACAGCTTATCACATGAAGATGGTCAAAAAATACAGATGAGGAATTTGAAAAATGATAATCATAATTTTCTTAATCGGTGCGCTTATAGCGGTTGCATTCTGTTGCATCGTCTTGGCGCATCAAGTCAAGAGCCTGGAAATGTCGGACGAGGAGTTCGAGAGAGAATTCAACCGAGAGATGTACGGAGTTGAGGAAATGCCAGCGCTGAATGCAGAAGTATGGCTCTGCGAAGAATGTAAAAAGGTTTTTTGGTTTACTCCGGAAAAAGCAAAAATAAAGCCTTACGGTTGCCCACATTGCGGTGGAGAGAGAATATCTCTGGGGAGGTGCTTCAATGTTTAATAATCAAAAGAATTGGTTGGACTACAGAGCGAGAAAATGGATTTATGAGCATAAGGGAGAGCCGATAAAAGCTGTCTATTGCGAAAATTGTGATTGCTATTATATTCCGTGGGTAGGTCACAAATGCAGTTATGAAAACACCGACCTCAACAACAAATGTGGCAGCTGCGTTTATGCAAAGCCGATAAAATATAGCAAAAAATGCAGAGTCGGCACATTCGTGCAATGCGAAAATCCGGTGCTTATGAATCGCAGAAAGGGAGTCTACCAAGGAACAAGAGCAAGGTGCTATAAGGCTTGCAAACAGTATGTCAAGGGAGAGTACAAAAATGGAGAACAATGAAAAAAACTGTCTGTTTTGCGCCCACAGATTCATAACCGCACGAAGAGGAGAAAAAGCCGTGCTGAACTGCGGTTTGGATTGGCACAACAACAATCCGCAGCCTTGTGAGAGATTTGAGCAGATGCCGGAGGAAGACGATGATGCGTGAATTAACGATATCAAGCGCAATTAAAATGCTCCTGGACGAATGGATAAAGGCGCAAGCGCAGACCAACCACATTCGGAAACCTATTTCTAAAGCCTTGCACGAAACTTGGAAGTTTTACGATGCTAACGAGCCTAAAAGGGAGTTGATACGATGAGATTGATAGATGCTGATGTTTTATATAACACAATGTGCCACGAAGCATTTGAGGTTGATTCCGATTTTAAAAGGTGGGACAGCGGGTGTTGGATAAGATTCAAACTATTTGAAAATGTGCTTGAAAATTTTCCCACAGTTGATGCTGTGCCTATGGAACACGGACAATGGCTAACAGCTGTAAACCCTGATGGCACAGTAATAAATGGAGTCAAACAATGCTCAAACTGTGGTGAGATATTTAATGAGTATCCCAATTATGATTACTGCGGTAACTGTGGGAGCAACAATGGGAAAACGATGAATGAACGCCGTACCGATTGAGTTAAAAACCGCAAATGCGTTCATAGAAAACAATCATAGACATCATCGAAAGGTTGCGAGAGATAAATTCAGAGTCGGATGCGAGATTGACGGCAATCTTGTCGGAGTTGTGATGGTCGGAAGACCATTAGCTAGACGATTGGACGATGGATTTACCCTTGAAGTTTTGCGGCTTTGCACATTAGGAAACCGAGATGTATGCAGTTTTTTATATTCAAGAGCAGCACGAATAGCCAAACACATGGGATATAAAAAAATCATCACATACATATTGGAAACCGAAAACGGCTCATCTCTAAAGGCTAGTGGTTGGCATAAAGAGGCTGATAATGTAGGGGGGGGGAGTTGGAATGTCCCATCAAGACCAAGAGAGTTGTATGAGTCGCAGATATCGTTATTTGCCGATGACAACCGAGAAAAATATCCCATCTGCAAAAAGCAACGATGGGCAAAGGAGTTGTGATAGGAGCATAGATGATTAAATTCAAGAAAAAATAGAACTGATGGAGAGAGTAAAATGAGAGCAATTATATATTTCGATAAAAACACAACTGACAAATTCGTCAATATCGAAGCAACCAAAATGCAGAGAGAAGATGATTTGCTGTTCCTCTACAATAACGAAGATCTGGTCGGATTCTTTGATTTCGGCTCGATTCATATGGCATACCTTTCCGGCTCAAAGGAGGCTAAATGAATACATACGATGCAATCGAACTTGCCTTCCGAAACGGATATAAATCCGGAGCAGAAAGAATGGCTGAAACTACAAAGGACATCATCAAAAACGAGCTGGTTTTAGAACAATGGCAGAAAGCCTTGTTCAACTGCGTTATCGATAATGCAAAGGAGAGAATCAATGAATTATTGGAACAATATAACCAAAATAGCGAATGAACAACGAGAAAAAGGAGTCCGAAAATACGGACAATCAATCGAGCAAAACAACAGTTTATCCCTGGAAGAGTGGATTAGATATGCCGAGGAGGAGGCTGTTGACCTTCTCTTCTATCTTGAAGCAATCAAGGAAAGGCTAAATAAATGAGCAGACCACGGAACTTTTGGTATCCCTATGTTGTCAAAATGATAAAACGATATCCAAAAAAACTCCAGGCTGATGGCACGATGCAAGCAGCTATTGCCGAGATAGCAATCCGAAAAGCCTTGTCCGAAACATTAAAGATGCGTGACGGAGAAGAGCGAGTCAGGGTTGTTGAGATGGTTTACATCAAGCAAACCCATACAATGGAGGCAGCTGCATCACAGATTCCGGTCAGCGAGAGAACGGCTCAAAGATGGTCACAAGTTTTTATTTATTTATGCGCCAAACACATGGGAATGCGCTGAAATTGGCATATATGTACCCATATAGCACGATATAATACAAGAGCAGAAGAATACTCTTCTGCTCTTGTGTCCTCCTTTCTTCTAAAAGCCGAGGTGGGCGAGACCTTAACGGGAAATCGGCTCATAGAGCAATCTATGCCGGAGTGAAATTCTCCTTGCCCACATTCATAAAAACAACGCAAGCTTCGACTTGCGTTTTATATTATTTTACTCAAATCAAAAAGGAGCATAATGTCAGGTCGCAAAGGAAAATTTGAGGAGTGGCTAACCGAGCAAGGCTTAACACTCGTTGAAGGATGGGCGAGAGATGGTTTAAGCGAAAAAGACATTGCTCAACACAAACTCCATATTTCAGAAAAAACAATCAATGAATGGAAAAATCGGTTTCCACAATTTCGTGAAGCATTAAAAAAAGGCAAGGAATTGCCGGACTATCAAGTCGAGAACGCATTATTTAAATCGGCTTGCGGTTATTATGTCGAAGAATCTGAAGATAAAATCGATATGCATGGCAATGTTGTGCCGACAACACGAAGGAGGTTCATTCCTCCAAACACCGCAGCGCAGATATTTTGGCTGAAAAATCGCAGACCGGATAAATGGAAGGACAAGCCGACAGAAGTTGAGGATGCATCAATCGAGAGTGACGGACTTATCGAGGCTTTAAACAAAACAGCTGATTCTCCGATGTCAAATGATATCGCAATGATTCCTCAAGAGGATGAGCAATGAGAACGGCAGAATTCAAATGGGGAGATATATCGCAACGGCAAAGAACGATTCTGTCTTGGTGGACAAACAATTCACCATTTGCTGATTTCAACGGAATCATTGCTGACGGTGCCATCCGTTCCGGCAAGACCACAGTAATGGCATTCAGCTTCGTTCTCTGGGGAATGGAAACATTCAATAATCAGAACTTTGCGCTGTGCGGTAAAACTGTCGGCTCTCTCCGGAGGAATGTTGTTTCCATTCTGAAAAGGCAATTGAGCGCAAGAGGATATTTTGTCCAGGACAAGCGAAGTGAGAATCTGTTGATTGTCACCAAAGCCAAAACGCAGAATTATTTCTATGTCTTCGGAGGAAAGGACGAATCTTCTCAAGACCTTATCCAGGGCATTACATTAGCTGGATGTTTCTTCGATGAGGTTGCGCTAATGCCACAAAGTTTCGTCAATCAGGCAACGGCTCGTTGCTCTGTTGATGGTTCAAAGTTTTGGTTCAACTGCAATCCGTCTTCACCACAGCATTGGTTCTATTGCGATTGGATAAAGAACTGCAAAAGGCGCAAGATGCTTTATCTGCATTTCACAATGTATGATAATCTCACATTATCTGCCCAGATCCGAGAGAGATACGAGGCTCAATATGCCGGAGTATTTTATCAAAGATACATTCTTGGCTTGTGGGTAATGGCTGAAGGACTCATCTTTGATATGTTCGACCGGAAAGTCCATGTCTGCAAGGACATAGAAACCGAAGGTGAGTATTTCGTATCAGCTGACTTTGGCATTCAAAACGCAACAGTTTTCTTACTGTGGCGCAAGGAGAAAGGTTCAGACCGATGGGTGTGCTTGAGAGAATATTATTACTCCGGCAGAGATAATAAAATTCAGAAAACTGTTGAGGAACTCGCTGAAGGATTCAAGAGCATCCTGCCAGTTGACCATTACGGTGCCGTCATCAAGCCGAAGCAGACGATAATTGACCCCTCGGCAGCTGCATTGATTGCACAGCTGCGCAAGGAAGGATTTCATGTTGTTCCGGCAATTAACGATGTCCTTGACGGCATAAGTAATGTTTCAACGATGCTTCATCAGGGCAGATTGTTGATAGACGATTCGTGCAAGAACACAATCAACGAATTCGGTGTTTATGCCTGGGATGCAAAATCGGCAGAGAGAGGACTCGACCAACCGATAAAGGTCAATGACCACGCAATGGATGCGATTCGGTATTTTGTCCGGACAAGGCACTTGGTTGCAAAGTCCGGTAAATAAATAAAAGAGGTTATGAAAAAGAATGATTATCACCTACCAAGACCTTCAGACGATGGGATTGAACTCCAGCTCTGCGGTTGAGCAGATTATTGAAAATCATCGCATAAGCAGAGAATATCAAACCGCTGTTGATGCTGACCGCTATGACCGACAAAACAACACAACGATTATGCGCTTCGCCAAGTACATCTACTCACCGCAAGGCGAGAAGAGCATCGACTCTATATCTGCAAACCACAAGCTTTGCAGCAACATCTTCCGAAGGCTGAACACACAACGCACGGCATATTCCCTGGGCAATGGAGTCACATTTGAAGGCGCAAATACAAAAGCAAAGCTTGGTATTGATTTCGATTCCAAACTGCGCAGCGCAGCTTATTATTCGCTCATTCATGGCATTTCATTCGTCTTTTGGAATCTCAACCATATTCATGTGTTTCCTCTCACGGAATTCGCTCCGGTATGGGATGAAGAAACCGGAGCATTGAGAGCCGGAGTGCGCTATTGGCAGATTGATTCCAATAAGCCAGTTATGGCTGTGCTTTATGAGGAAGACGGATTCACCAAGCTGAAAGGAGATAATTCCGGTAATCAGTTCAAGGTTATCGAAGAGAAAAGAGCCTACAAATTCAAAACAAGAAGAGCAGCTGCCGATTCAGAGGCTGAAATCATTGGCGCAGAGAATTACGGCTCGTTGCCGATTATCCCATTCTATGGCTCAAATTTGAAGCAATCCACATTGGTAGGACTAAAAAGCAAAATCGATGCGTTTGACCTCATTCAGAGCGGTTTCTGCAATGATTTGGCTGAATGTGCCGAGGTATATTGGTTGGTGACGAATGCCGGAGGAATGGACGATGAAGATCTGGCGAATTTCCGTAATCGTCTGAAGCTGAATCACATAGCAAATGTCGAGGATGCAGACGATGTCAAGCTTCAGCCGTTCACCCAGGAGATTCCCACAACCGCAAGGTCTACTTTCCTCACCGAAATTCGCAAGAGCATCTACGAAGATTTCGGTGCGCTCGATTGTTCGCAGATTTCTGCCGGAGCGAGAACTGCAACCGAAATTAATGCAGCATATCAACCGATGGACGAGAACGCAGACGATTTCGAGTATCAGCTGATTGACGGGATTCAGCATCTTCTCGCCTTACAAAACATCGAAGATACTCCGATATTCAAGAGGAATCGTATCAGTAATCAAATGGAGCAAACGAATATGATAATAACCGCTTCTCCGTTCCTTGATGATGAAACAGTTTTGAACAAATTGCCATTCCTGACTCCGGACGAGGTTGCCGGAATAATGGAAAGAAAGGATATTGAAGACAATGAAAGGTTGCTCAACCAAGAAAAAGAAACCGAAGAAGTAATCGAGGTTGAATAATGGCGAAGCTTGACGAAGGGCAGATTATGACCGATGAGGTTGTTTCTGCCCTGGAAAAGAAAATCGCAAAGGTTTATGCCGAAGCAAGCAAGGATGCGTTCAAATCTGCGAAGGTTTATTTCGAGAAGTTCATAAAGCGAGATGAAGATATGCTGAAGAGCCTCGAAAACGGAGAAATATCCGAACAGCAATATAAAGAGTGGAGAGTTGCTCAATTCGGCAGAGGTAATCGGCTCGAAGCCTTGGCGCAAAAGCTGTCCGAGAGGATGAACGATGCCGATGAGCTGGCAATTGCCTATCTAAACGAAACAACTCCGGCAATTTATGCTCTAAACCGCAA